CAAGTGCTTTTCGGCATGCTTCATAACAGTTTGTTTAGTTTTAGATCTTTTTAGTTTCTTGCCTTTGATGTATCGGCCATCCCATTGCCACAATTCCCACATTATTTGCTCCTGCGTTTGTCTTTTATTTTTAGAAAAGATAGATACTCATCTGGTAGTCTATCGTAGTAGTTTGTTTTTCTAAGTGTCTTTGCTGCTTTGCTTAAAACTTCTCTTGGTGCGATGTTTACCATAAAATAAGGCGCTAATGACCTTGGATTGTACCCATCAACTGTTGCCTGATCGTTAGGATTAAAACAAATGTTTTTGTGATCTCCCAAGCCGCGTGCTTCTAAAAGTTTATTTACAAAGATCTTAAAATCGTTTGTCTGGTCAGCAGGAATGTCGTCTTTAATAATTAGTAAAGCACTGTCATATTTAGAGCCTTTAAATTGATCTATTAGATCTATCAAGTTCTTATCGCCAACCTCTGCTATCATAAGTTTATTTGTTTCTAACTCACGGGATGCAAAAGGGCAAACTCTTTTGCCGCCAAACTCGGGTCTTTTCTCGTCTAAAACATTGTTGATGTAATCTTTGACGGGATCACTCATCTTCCACCCTGTATTTGCCTTCCTCTTCTATTAATGTTTTCACTTCAAACATTTTACTCAATATTTTCCAGCCTCTTGGCGCTGCTTTCTGGACCTTTGTTTTAAAGTGTGCTTTGAGCCACCTATCGTGTGCCCAGCGACCCAGCCATGAAGAGTTTTCAAGTCTGGGAACAACCACAATACCTGACTCCGTTTTAAGAAACAGAGTCTTTTTCATTTTGGTTCTTTCCAGCGGGGCGCTGATAATCTATCAGTGCTCCAGAGATCATCAGAAACGCCGCGATAAAAGTAAAGACGGCCGAAATCCAAGCTCGTTCATATAAGTTTAGCACAAACTCGGTCAAGTGAATCAGGCCGTGGACGCCCAAGCCCCATCTAACTGCCAGATTAAACAGCCTCATTCTTCACTCCTCTGTAAGCACCAACCGCAACGGGCCACAAGTCTTCTACAATATCTAAGCAAGCCTCTGCAACCTTCTGAATCTCCCATTGAGCGCCATCGTGCGTGCGGAGGTCGATAAACTTTAAGAGATTACTTAGATTTACTGTGCCATAATACTCAGTATACATATTTTGTGGCAACACTCCACGGGCTTGCTCTCGACAAACCCCTGCTTCAATCATCTTATCAAAAAGGCGCATACTTTCTTCGTGGTGTTTTCTGACTGCTTCGCTTGCTTTTTCAACTGGTGTAAAAAGCACTGGATCTGCTGTCTCGTCTGGGTTACTTGCCTGTCGATTAGACTTGTGCTGTGTTCGAAACTCAGTCGGCTCGTAGAACTGAATGTTTATATCAGTGTAGCGACGACTAATTTCATTATAACTCCAAGTCCGATGACGGTGATGCTGGCTACGAACAAACAAAGGAACCACAAAACGTAAAGTAACAACGTTGTGCTCAAACGTAGAAGTGTGCTTGTGTTTAACCAAGTAGTTAATAAGTCTTTCATCTTTTTCATCTAACTTTTCCTTGTGCTTGCCAAAGCTAACGCGGGCACTATTAACGATAGTGAGATCAGTACCCATGTGGTCCACGAGGTCAACGCGGCCAATTCCGTCTCCATAGACATCTATACTCCTTTTACCAACTTTCTTTGCTGCTGGAACTGTTGCTGAGATCCATTCTCTCTTGGTTCTATATGCGTCTGGGTCATTTACTTCGCTCATTCCGGCTCCACAACGGCCATAACGTGGCCTCGCTCAACGAGATAGAACTTTTTATCTCTAACTTCAATCTCGCGAATGATGTGAGTCGGGACGATAAGAATATCTCCAAACTTGTAATCTCCCTGCGGGTCTCGTTTCATAGAGACAGCCTTATACGGCTTTTCAGCAGGTTTATAGTCTTCTGGCAGGGCAATCAAACTCTCCTGCTCTTCTTTCTTGTCAAAAGAAAGTTCTACTTCAATCCAGTTATTTTTAGGATTTAAAATCATTTATTGCCTCCATACACATAATCTCTAATAATTCTTTCGTTTGTTTTAAACTCGCCAAAAGTCAGAAACGAAGTGGCTACCTTTCCACAGTTTTTGCATTCAAACCGAACAGCGACGTGTCCGATTGAGGCCTCGATGTGACCATTAGGGACAAAATAGTGTTGTTTGTCCCCTTTGCACTTCCTCATCATCTCTGTTTTTGACACTAAGTGGTTAAATTTCATAACTCACCTTACCTTTATATAATAACACCTAAACGGGCTTGTGTCAAGCGATTATTTAATCTCGCATGCACCGCCTGCACAGGCCAACTCACCCTGTAAGTCGGTATCGTCTTGCATTTCAATAACGCCCGTAAGATCAACTTCAAGCAGAGACTTTAACATTTCGTTATAAGTTTCTTCGTCGCAGTCCTCAAACGGCGCTTGCTTATAAGTGTGGTCTGAGTGCGGAAGGACAGAGAGTCCATTATAAGTTGCACGGTTCTCCCACATCCACTCGCCAACCTCGTCCCACTCGTCCTCTTTAATAGTGACGGTTGCGCTGACATTGTGAGTATTTTGGCCTTTCCAGTGGCCACCTTTGACCCACTCTGTACTGACCTTCTTGACTCGATTAAGAAGTTCTAAGGCTGTTTCTGAGCGTGTTATGGAGCCCTCTGGTGCCTTCTGTGGTGCCGAGATAACTGCGGTATCGTGTGGACGGAAGAACTCATCTTCGACCAACTCTGGATGCAGTTTATTAAGATACTGATAAATGGCCTCGTTCTTGCCCACTCGGATACGACGAATGTAATAATCGTTGTGCCAAGCGTGAATACCTGATGAGGTTCCGAGTGTCAAAGACGTGGTTCCAGCAGGCTTAACACAAGTTGTGCGGGCTGCTGCGTTGATTCCAAGAAGTTCGGCAACGCGCCTATTCTCTTGCTTAACAATCCTTGCCCCTGCTTTCATATCTAACTTCAAGACATTGCCTGATGCGATACCCGTCATAGAAACTCCGATAAGCGAATCTTTCTCGGTATTACGCTGCCACACTGGACGAAGATAGTGAAAGTCTGTGTAGGAAGCTTGGAGTGTACCGATAAAAGCTGCTGCCCGGACGCGGGCTTCATACTCTTCCTGTGTGTCCACATTTGAAACATTAACCTCGGTCAAATTACAGAATTGGTACGGACGGAGTGCGATCTCGCAACACGGGTTTGTGCCCCAGTCTTTATCAAAAGTAAAGTAGAAACCGGGCTCTCCTGCTCCACTTGCTCGGACCCGCTCCCAAACATCATTAAAAAACTCTTTGGTTACGATGTGTCGCATAAGAACGATACTATTATTTGCGCGACCTCGTTGTGGATTAACTTCCCACCAATTACCTGCTTTTGCGGCAATCATCTCGTCATCGTCTGCGGAGAAAAGAGAAATAAGGGCTGCTCGGCGGATGCCACCTGCAAGCACTGCATCAGCAATGTGACAAATCATGTCGTGAACTTCAATGGGACTTAGTTTGTCGCCGTTCTCTTTCGTATCCAGAACACCGCGCAATTTAACTAGACATTCACGGAGTGGTTGTGGTCCCGGTGCTTTGCCGCCAGAAGTTACTAAACGTGCGCCCTTGGGACGGATGTCGGAGAAATCAAAACGAAGTTTGGATGTACCTTTGAAATACGAGCCAATAAGAGCTTTTACAGCATCAGCCCAACCTTCGATGGAGTCAGAGACAAGATAACGATAAGTGCGTTTGCCATTAGGTTTCAGGATAGCAGGGAGTTGTTCAACATGATGTTTTTGAACCGAGTAGCCTACGCCTGTGCCGCCGAGGAGCAGAAACATAGCCTCCCCAAAGGCACGAACATCGTCGATAGGCATATAAGCGCAGTTAAACACTCGGTTTGGCGCAACCTCAATAGGCTTGCCTCCAAACTGCATTGATCTCATAGAAGGCAGAACTTTCTTTTCATACACAAACTTGTATGCTGCTTCAATCTCATCTTTCATTGCTGGAAACTTCTTAATATGCATCGCTTTATTACGATCCACTAACTCCTCGTATGTTTCCCTACGATATTTATCCGCAACATAACGAGCATACTTCATATGCACGGTGATATCCGATAAAATCTCTGACGCTAACTCCATTTTGGTCTCTCCCTAATCTTTTTTCTTTTGTTTGTCTCTAAATTTCTTATATTTTTCTTTTAACACTTCGCTTTGATCTCTTGCAGTTAACATTGCCTGTTCTTCGCCAGTTTGCTGCAATACTTTAATTTGAACATTTGCGGTCTGCATAGATATTGGATACACAATGCCATCGGGGCCATTTCTATTCTTAGCGACAAAGACACGGCCAGTGTTGGCTTGCTTATCCTCTACGGTTCTCGAAAGTGAAAAGATAAAGTCAGCAACGAAACACTTGTTAAAGGCTTCTGATATAGATTCCAGTGTGATAACTTCTGCATTTAGTCCTGACCTATTTGTTTGTGATGCGGTCCAAAGGCAGCAGTCAAATTCCTTTGCCAATCCTCGCAACTCTTCATAAATAGATTCGAGTTCGTTTCTTTTCTCCTTTTGGGCAGAAACTGGCCGCAACAAATCGCCATAGTCAACAATCACCATATCAGGATTGATATCCCGCATTCTCAATTTTTCCAAGTGAGTTTTTAATGAGCGCGTAGATGCTGACTTCGTGGGATACTCCTTCACGATTAGTGTTCCCTCCACGTCCTGCACCTGCTCATAAATCTCTTCTTTGAAAGAGTGTAACTGACCAAGGGGTATCTTAGTGATGCACGAATCATAACGACTCGCCACAACAGTGTCGGCCAACTCAAGCGTATAGTGAACAACAGTTTTCCCTAACTTTAAGGCCTCTGCCCCCAAGTGTACAAGTACCATTGACTTCCCTGCCCCCGTTGGCGCGATAACTACGCCTAACTCGCCCTTGCCGAGTCCACCTTTACATAGTCCGTCGATGTCGTTCCAGCCCAGAGAAATTGGATCTCGGGCCTTCAGTTCGAAGCGACGTTCAAAGTCTTTTAGGTAATCATAGCCGTGGTCAGAGTGATCGCCCAATTTGATGGCATCATTAATAATCTTAGCAATTTCATCAAAAGAGGACTTTTCGAGTAGCGGAACAGACTTAATCATCGCTTCTTTGAGTTTTTGCTTGCGGCAAAATTCAAGAGAAATCTTCTTAATATAGTCTGAACCGCTTACCTCGACGTTGTGAATACGAGCAAAATAATTTCTCAATTGTTGTTGAGTTGCTGCGTTTTCATCGTCAAGTTCCGCACGAATAACGGAGATCATAATACGATAAGTTGGATGAACACCATACTCCTCGCGATACTCAAAAATCTTCTTAATGAAGACTCTTAAATAATGAAGCTCTAGAAAGTTAATATCTAGCACTTCCATAATCTGATCTGCGAATGGCCGATCTTGAAGAATCATTTGACACAACGACTCTTGAAAATCTTTACCAAATTTGCTGAAACTTGGCTTCTTGTTTTCCAAGTGAACTCCCCCGTAGATTATTAATATAGCCTATAAAGGCCGTGCTGTCAAGCAAACATCTTATTTTTTTCTACGATTCCTCGGAGCATCGCCATAAGCTCGGACCAATCGTAAGAACCGAAGCCATGCTCGACAGACGCACGTTTTAGTTCGGTGGCATTCAACTCAAATTCAAAGTTGTCAAGGGCATAGTTGACTTTTCGTCGCCCTTGGACAGAGATGCTTGGTGGTGTAAGATTCATAACTTTATAGTTAGTCTCTACCCTATCCCAATCTTCTACAATTCTTTCGTGAAACTTAAGTTTGCCCTCTGCGTTGGCACAATGGTCGTAAACTTCACTAAGTGTGTGCATCTCGTTGTCGATAAGGAAAGGCAGGCGCTTTGCAATGGTTGGCAAGCCTGCACCCTTGATTCCTGCAAGGTTGTCGGACTTATCACCGGCGATCGCTCTTGCAATAACAAAATTTTCGGGCGAGATTCCGTATTCCTCAATAACTGTGTTCTTCGTCCACGCCTTCTTTTGGATGGGGCGATAAAGGACCGTCTCGTCGTCAAGCAACTGTAGAAAGTCTTTGTCTGATGAAACAATGACCTTTTGCCAGCCCTTGTACTTAGGCGAACCTGCGATCATAGAAATGATGTCGTCTGCTTCAACACGGTCAAGCATAAGTTGGATAATAGGCATCTCGTTCAGCATTTCCATAAGGATGCGCTGTTGCCAGACCATATTCTCTTTCTCAGACTGCTCTGACATACCCTCTACCTCGTAGTTCTTACGGAGAGGCTTCCTACCCTTCTTGTATTCTTTGACGGTCTGACGACGCTTCTGTGAGCCTCCTGCACCGTCCCAACAAATAATAACTTGGTCTGGCTTGGACTCTCGCATCAACTTCTTGACCGAGTTAATAAAACCAACAGCCCCACCGATTGGGTTGCCGTTGGTTGAAATCATCGGATTAACAATGTAATTCCGAATAAACATATTTAGTGCGTCAATAACTACTACACGTTGCATAAAAAACCCCCTGACTGTTATAGTATAACATCGTCAGAGGGCCATGTCAAGCGTTTTTTTGGATTATTCGTCTTCACCATCAATGTCGTAGAATTCCTTAGCATCAACCTCTTTCTTCTCAAACTTCAAGATAACTTCTTCTTCCATGATCTGTAGAATACGGTTTCTGAACTTGTCGTCTTCGAGTTTTTTCATCCAAGTTGCTGTTTGGAACTTTTCTTCTGAGCCATCTTCGTGCTTCAGTGTAAACCATGCACCTGCGTTGGAGATCTGTGTTGAAGACTTTACAGCCTCCAACCAAGACTCTTGGTCCTGAATCTTCACATCATCGCCAGCCCACATAATCTTAAATGTGCATTCTCTCGCATCAGACCCAAAACGGGACTTCTTAATCTTTGCTTTCACCTCAGTACCAACACGGAAGCCTTTGTCATCATAAAGATAGCTAGCCTTACCTCGTCTCGCTGTCAGCCAGATGCGAAGAGAATAGGCGTAGATTGCGGCCTTTCCACCGGGGGTGAAATAAGGCTCCAGACGCGCTTCCGCGATGTTACTTGTAATGTTCGTTTTTAGCTGATTAAGAATCAGCAAGGTTGATTGAGAGTTTGCAATAGGGACTGTTAGTTTAGCAAATCCCTTTGAAAGAATACGAGGCTTGACTGCCATACTGGAAAGAGGGTTAAAGTCGCCCTCGATGTCAGATATGGCTGGCGTCATAGCAAGTGAATCCCAGATAAAGAGCATTCGGTTTTCATTACCTGCCAAAAGCTCTTCAATGGTCTCCAAAACAAACTCGACTGATTGTGCTTGGATGTAAAGTAGGTTATCTAAATCACATCCTGCACCAGCCAAGAAGTCAGGGTCTACAGCGGACTCAGAATCAAAGTAAACAACGTCAATCCCCATTTTCTGGGCGTTGCCTGCAATCTGAGCCGCCATATACGACTTGCCAGAAGCGGAGAGGCCAGCAATCTCGCTGATTTTACCGATTGGGATACCAGCATATTTGCCGCGACAGATGATAGAGTTTAGCCATCGGGATCCAGTTGGAATCCACTCTTTGACCTCGGTTGGGTTTGACCCCGCAAGATCGTGGGCTACATTTTCACCTGCTTTCTTATTAACAATCTTTCGCATATCTGCGATAGAAAGTCTTCCTGCCTTTTGCTTCTTTGCCCTAGCCATTATCGGTCAACCGTCAAATAGCCGTTAGGGGTTTGAACAGATGCCTTCCAACCAATAAGGGGAAAAGGATCGTTCTTTAGATCAGCAAGAGGAATATCAAACTCAGCCGAAAGCTCAGTGTAGCCACGCTTGTGGTCGTACTTTTCGGTTGAATGTTCAATCCACCCAAAGTTCCAGTGTTCACTTTCAATAACTTCTGATACAAAGTCGGTGAACGCCTCATCGCCTCGCTCATACTCTTCTAAAAGCTCTTCATCGCGCATCTCATCAAGAATATGATTTCCCTTCTCATAGAGAACTCCGCTTGTGATAGCCTCTGCCAGTGTGTAAGCAAAACCAGTTTCACTCATTGCTGTTTCAATGTGTGTTTCATTAAAGTGAAAAACTTCTGCTCCCTCTTCAATGCTAAAATTGACTTTTACATCGTCCTCGACACCAAGTGCCTTAATCTTCTTATATAAACTCATTATCGCTCCTCATAGTAATTTGCAAATCCCATAAATGTTGGAGCCCAAAGGCCAACAAAAATAGCAAGTTGCTGTGCATCAGTTCCCATTGTCCAGATTACGACTGAACCTGCAATGGAAAGTAGTGTCCCTGCAATAAATGCTTTAGATACTGAGTTGTTTTTTCTTAGAATACTCATCTTTTCCTCCGATTAAAATGTTGAGACATCTATAAACCCATGCCTCCCTGCGGTCGGGGGATTACTCCACGTCTGCAATGTCTGTGTCTTCTGACTTCTTCATCGCTTGATTGACTTGGTTGCGGACAGCCGCTTCCTGTGCCTTCTCAGCAAGTTCGTCAGCCACAACGATAATTTCCTCTACAACCTCTTCGGGTGCTTCGGTGTTGTGGACGTGGACGGCCTTTTCTTCCGTCTCCACTTCGTTCGCAGCAACAGTTTCTGCGGAGATGCTAGACGTGGCCGAAAACCAACCTACCAATGCAAACACGATGGCAATGCCAGCGCCAATGGTAATAAAGTTGCTTGTTCTTTGTTCGCTCATAATATTTCCTTTAAAGTTAAAAAATGAGGCACCTGTTATCCCTGTGCCTCCCCGTGGGTCGTAGATCAGCTACCAGTGCCAGTTCCGGTGCCCGTTCCAGTTCCAGTACCAGTGGTACCAGTTCCGGTCGTGGTGCCGGTGCCGGTGCCAGTCGTGGTGCCAGTGGTCGTACCCGTAGTAGTTCCGGTGGTACCAGTCGTGGTTCCGGTGGTGGTCTCAGTGACCGTGGTAGAAGTGGCGACGATTGCCGTATCAGCGGTCTCATCAGCCTTCTCATCGCCACAACCAGTGACAAAAGAGAGAGCGGCGAGTGCTGCCACACCAAAGACCGCGCCGAAGACGTGATCACGATTTATAAAACTGAACATTTTGATATTTTTCCTTTATGCGTTCATTAGTTCGTTAAAAGCACTGTCAACCGAAGTTGTGGTGCCGTTGTTGTCGTACTTGACAACATCATCGCCAGCGGAATCTTCACCAGCTAACCACTCATCGAGCATTGTCTGGATTTCCTCTGGGCTTTTGCGCGGAAACAGACCGTCAAAGTCTGGGATGCTTTCGAGAAGTTCCGCACACTTCTCTGGTCCGCCAAGTGCGTCATCGCAAAGCGGAGACGTGCGGCGTCGTGGAGTCAACGTTGTCTGCGGGAACTGTGCCCCTGCTGGCTTACCATACTTGAGAACAAGGTCGGTGCCAGTTTCAACGTCGGTGATGTCGCCATACTCGGGGTTGAGAACGAG